GTGTTGATTGTAAATGTCATATCTGTATGCTGTAAGCCAGATGATGTGTAAAACCCATCCATACTGAATATAAGAGCCCTCGCAGTGACCGGCCTTACCGTCAAAAATCCGCGTGTGCTAGATGGGCTTGTAAGATAACCATTATATGCCTCAATTATAATCGAGTAGGATCCATCAATGAGCGCCGATTGTCCTAAACGCCCAATATCCATCGTATATGACATATCTGTGTTTGTAGCAGTTACATTGAATGGAATTGTAAGTGCAGTGGATGTAGTGGACGGTGGAACGGGTGGAGGTAAAATCGTGACATTATACAATTTAATTGGGCTACCTCCGGTGTCCGGTTTCGTCCACGCAACATTGATATAATTTCCAGGTGTGGTTGTAATGGCTGGCGGCAACAATCCATACTTCGCGGTCAATATTACATTCGTCGGCGCACCAGGCCGCATCAATGTCCGTGCGGTAATAATTGCGGATTCAGGGCCAATTCCTACCGAATTGATTGGTTCAATTTTGATTTGGTATTTGTTTTCGTTTACAAGATTACGTAATATATAACGTCGTGCGAGCGTAGTGCCCCCCGCATTTCCACCTACAATCACGCTACTTAAATCGAGTGTTTGCTTCGTCCAACTTGCCGCCCCGATAGCGGTCGCACTCGCACTCGCATTCACATTCGCACTCGCGTCGACTCTCCGATAATAAAGATTATATTGCCGCACAGGTGGTCCATTGTATGCCCCCACGACACCCCCCGTATTCACGGGGTCCGTCCATTTCAAATCCACCATCAAGTTTTGTCGTTCATCTGCTGGCGTATAAAATCCAAAGTCGCTGATAATCGACGGAACCGACGACGTCTTAATTGTGATGGTCGCCGGAATACTCGATAATCCGCGCACATTTCCAGAAAACACAGATATATAGTATACGGTATTTGCGCGGATTTCAACTGACCCCGGTATGCGTTCAAATACTACCGAATTTCCGTTGATTTCTCCGGAAATTTTATTAAACTCGGCGGTAACCCCCGCAGGCGGTTTATAGGGGAATACGCTCTTATATGGCGCCCATGTCTTATTGTCTACCGAATATGTAATGACATATCCAGTAATGGGAAATCCGCCATTGGAATCTGGAGCATCCCATACAAGCGTAATCCGATTATTGCTATTATCGTATTCTGTGATGCGTAAATTCGTCGGTTCCGTAAGAACAGTTGTTGGTATATTCAACGTGACTTGAAGTCCGGCTTTATATTCGTATGTCTTCTTATAATTATAGAGATTCACAGAGGGGTCAAGGCATAACAAACGCTCTTTTCCGGGAACACCACACGCGCTTGTAAGTCCACAAAGAACCGCGCGATTCGCTGGAGTCGTCGGACACGTCAATGTAAATGGGCCGCCAACGCCACCTGATGATTCCGACAAATACTTATTTTCATTCCCGATTTTCCGCATTAACTCTCCGCGGGACGCCTTCGCATATTTTTGATTTTTCGTCAGTCCGCCGACATTTTTGTTGTATTTCAATATCTCGGCTTTACGTCGCATATCGTATACTTCGTCTACTTCTGTTGCCGTAAGTGCGCGTCCCGTTCGCGCGTCCACTAAATTTGAAGAACGGCATTCGGGTTTGAAACGCGTCCAGAATTCGCGATTATAGGGGTTGGTATAAAAGAGGTTTGTATTACAGTTGATAACTGCGGGCGTGATCTCAAAGACGTTGACATCAAATATGGCAATCTTTTGGTGGAAGTTGGTGGTTGCGGGTTGTGTCACCGTAATCGTCGCAGTCCCAGAACCATAAATAAAGGCGGTGTATACGGTTGTAGACGTTGTGCTGGTGCTTCCCGTTACACGTATCTTCACCAGGCTATCATTGGATGACGAAAACAAAAAGGTGGCTTCCGGGTCGGTATTGTTCGAGGCAGGCGGGATAAGGACAAATGAACCCTCCGTCGTCATTTTATTCATATCCGCGAGACGATATATCGTTGTCGCAAGGTCAGTGTTCACAGCGGGACTTTGCCCCACAAAGGTTGGCGTTGATTTAATAATGCTAAGACGAATCGTCGTAGTTGAACCTACGGACTCGCCAATACGCTGCGTAGAGCGATTGTAGATCGGCGTCTCTTCTTGAAGAAACTTGATCGAAATGGGAGAAACGGTTCCATCTGCGTCTACAGTTACTTTATGAAAGAGAATACGATTATTCACAATGGTGACTTTATTCGTCAATGTATCTGTCGACGTAGTGAAGATAAAATCGCGGTCGCCACCTGGACCACGAGAGATATAGTAGATGATATCGTTATAATCCGGTGTTCCATCCGTTACTTTTTTACGTGTTGTCGTCGCAAAATCAGTAATCGTAAGGTCAATAAACCCGTCCAAGTATTCGCGCGTGATGATGCCATTTGCGTCGGAATTTGATATCGTGTATTTTCCTTCGCCTACAAATGGTTTCAATGTGAGTGAAGATGATGATTTTAATAGTGTAATCGGGACAAGGATCTTTTTCAAGTTATATGAATTGATATCTTCGCCGATACCGCTCGCTTGATACGCCGCCTGTTTGATTTCCATACGGAAAAGCGCACGGTCTTGCCCGTATGAAAAAATGCCAGACGCATCTAAAATACCGTTGATAACAAGCGCGTTTCGGTATGGAAGACGCACCTCGGTCGCACCAGGCCGTGTATATACACCCACCGACGTGTTAAACGGATCGGATGATGGTTGAGGGATAATATAGTATTCTTTACTGAATGTAACAATCGAGATTGCCGCATTATTTGTCGGAAATGAAATCGTAATGGGTGTGCGTGTGTGGTTCGATGTAATGTTTACCAATGGTATCACACCGATAAGTGTGCTGCGAACATTTAGCAACTCTGTTGGAACGTCCGTGTCGCGCGGTGCCACGCCATTTGGGATAGTAAATGTCCCTGGAATAAGTGTAAATGTAGTGCCATAGGTTAATGAAAATACGTTATATCGTGTGGTTTCAATCCCTTCTCCAACAAGGTCAAAATATACATCACCTGGATTATTTGGGTCGTTTGGATTATCCTGTTTCAATGGTGGTATCCACACAGGGTCTAGCGGTGGCGGTGGTGGTGGCGGCGGTGGCGGCAGTGACATTTATATTTTTTTACACGTATATCGTGTTGTATTGCTGATATGTCAATGTAAAAAAATATTACCGCATATACCAATTGTTGGAGAGGTATGATCCAAGATTCTTTGTCGCGTCGGAACCCGCGCCAGACGTTGTTATCATTTTCAGTTTCGGGCCTTCGTCGACAATGCTCTTGATTTTCGTGGAGCCAATCGAATAATTGAAATATTGAATGGTGGAAATATAACCACTAAAACGGTTTCGGGCTTTATCCTCGCCAATGTTTACATTGCCATAATTTTGAAGAGGGATGCCCGCCGTCTTGCGTCGCTGTGCCAAACGACCATTGATATACAAGTCAATGACATTATTGGTGACACGAACCATCGCGTTTACCCATTTTTTCATTGGAATATCGGTGGCAATAAGTTTCTCGTGTAGATTTTCCTTGCCTCGCTTATCGGTCTTACCATTTACGTCGACTAGTGCTAACAATGACACATTACGTCCCTTATCCGTTCTGTCGGGATTGGTCGCATTGATATCATCCGAAAATCGGATATACATACCTGGTGCGTTATTGGGGTAGTAGATACCGTCTTCGCTTGACTTGGTTCCTTCGCCTCCCTTGCTAAAGATTCGGGAGTATTTTCCCAAATCGATGGGAACCTGATTAATATAGAACCAAGCAGACCACGTATATTCTAAACCACCGGCTTCGTTCATTGAACGAGCAATAAATACGGAGTCCTTCTGCGATGGGTCTTGAGAGACAATAATTGAGAGATCTTCTGTGTTCGCGGTTCCATCAAGCACATAAGGCGACATTGAAGGGAGCATTAAATACGAGAGTCCAATAATCGCGATTTTCACGGATGTCGTCAAAACAATGAATACCATTAGAATAAAGGCGAACTTTGCGACGAGACTGTTCGATTCCATAAATTCGCGTAAACCGAATCCACCGCCAATACCTGTCGAACCTGATGAGGAAAGACCTGCGTCGGCTGGCTTGGAGAAACCACTAAAAATACCGCCGGCTCCACTACCACTATTGTTCATTTTTTATCAAATTGTAGTTTGGTATGATTATATATATCAAATAAAAAAACAATATACTCCTGAGATTCGTATATTGTTCGCTATCGCCGCGGTCACCACTTGGCGCGATTACGTGCTGACGCTTGCTTGTTCCTGATTATCCACAATGAAACTCAACTTCACCTTGTATTTATTGAGAAGGTCGCTCCAGGGGCTTCCACCAAATCCTTGCGAGTAAATATCCCACGCTTCTTGTGGTGCGATAGGCGCCGCTTTCAGTTTAACATTGGTGATAAACCCGACATCTTGGGCTTTCTTCGTATCGTCGCCTAAAATAATCATATCTGTCTGATTCAATCGAGAACCTTGGTTCACAACGCACGATTTTAACAACTTTCCATCCACGTAAACGTCCATTGCGGAACCATTGAAACTGATAATGAGGTTCACCCACTTCTGAAGAGGGAATTCGGAGATTTCGCAGTCATCGTTAGTGGAAGATGTTCCTGACCTGGGGAAAATCTGAATGGTATTTTCATTTGCGTTCTTGAATTGAACTTGAAAGATGACTTCGGTTCCTTTCTTAAACTGAATGACCCTAGTTCCGGAGACCCAAGTTTTAATATAGAACCATATCGAAATCGAACTATTTGCCTTAACACTATTTGGCAAATTCGAACCGGTCAATGTAGTTTCATTTCCCCATTTTTGCATCATTCCTAAACTAGTATATGACGTTGTAAGTGCCTTAAAAATGACATACAACAATAAAAGAATAACAATGACCGCGAGAACAAGTTTGGAGTTCATTTGTTAGTAATGTAGAATGATATATTATTTTTTCGTATACATATTATGGATATAATTATCGCTGGCTTCGCTCCGCTGGGTTCGCTGTATCCGCTGGCTTCGCTTATCGCGTATATATCCCGCTTGTTGCCGGCGCCTTCATTTCATCTTGTATCGTCTTCATTCCTATCATCGGCGGATCGTGTGATTTCAGCATCGTATACGTCCACCGAATTTGTTCCTTTGTAAGCGGGTATTTATGAAATGCGAAGTTACACATACTGCCATTGAGGCCATCCTTCGCCCCCACGGTAATCGGCTTCAACTGGATATCCGGCATTATGAAATCACTACGATGGATCAGTTTGTTATTCAAGAAGAGATCCATCGTCTTGCCGTCATAATTCAGGACGAAATAATTCCATCGCTGAAGAGGAATCTCCGCGTCGAGTTCATCGTCTTCGGTCAGCATCTGGAATTTCGCATTTCGTTGTACCGACCCCTTCGCTTTCGCATTCGCAATTGCTTTGTAATATGTTCGCGAGTTATAAACTTCGGTGGTTTCGGAATTTCTGGTTGTCATATGTACAGTTGCGCTTGTCAACTTCAGTTCGTTGGTATACGGATTATACGTCATTTTGGGGGTATCTCCAAAATTGAATATCTCTAAATCCTGGTTTTTGGTTGTTACATTATTATTCAAAATGAACCATCCTGAAATAGAATAATGATACAGTTTTTTCTCTTCGATGGGGCAATTCGCCGCATTGTCCTCCGGTGTGCGATCCAATCCGGTATTGTGGAAAATGAATATTTGTGGACTCTGCGTCGTCAAGTTGGTGTCGTATTGTGGGTTGAGCGGCACTGGCGCACCCACCATTTGTGATGCGGATGCTCCGATGTAATTCAAGAGATAAGGCCCACCGTATAAAATGATGATAAGCAGGATTTCAATCGCGACGATAATCCAGATGGGGCGCGTTGTATCTCCTACCGCTGATTGCGAACTCTGAAGGAAGTCGAGGAATAAACAAGGAATATAGAGAATACAAGACCACAAAAATTTCAATAGTTTCAGGCCGAGAATGGATTTCGTGAGATGGAACAGGAACATAAACGCGATCAGTGCCACCATAACGCCGTGCTGTTTGTAATATGCGAGAGCACATATCACGATGAAGAACACGGTATTCATAATGAAGCGGATGTTTGTAAGGAGGTTTCGGAATGGCGCCATCTTTGGAGGTTCGCTTGCGCCCGTGCCCGTTCCCGGTTCTGCCGGCAGGCGATTATCGATGAACTCCAAACCGTAGTGAAAGAAGAGAATCGCAATACCCAATACGGTCATACCCGTCACTGACATCCGGTTCTTGTCATCGACATCGCGGTCATATACCCAGACAATAATCATCAGGACAATATAAATAATATGCGTGAGAGCAAAGGTGAGTTGGCGCATTGGGCTACTAGCGTCTTCGGGTTTGACCTCATTAAAAAGGTAGTCCTCTGGAGACTTCTCCGCATTTGCGCTCTTGAATTTCTCTCGGAGATAGGCGACGAACCCGGCAATTGCCACGACGGCCATTATGACGTAAATGGTGTGCGCGGTGGGAGAGTTCATCTGCGCGACAAAACCGCCATCGGCCGTCGATGAACTATCGCCACCGGATGCCCGTTTGTCCGCGCCAATCTTATATACGGTGTAAATAATCGCGAGTATCAAGGCGACGAACGCAATCACAATAAAGATCACCTTGATGAGAGAACCCACTGCGTTGACTTTGGTTTGTTCGGGGCTTACGGGTTCAGATGCCGCCGCAGTTCCCACCGCAGGTGCCGCCGCCGCCGCAGTTCCCACCGCAGATGCCGACGTCACTTCCGCTGGTGTAGGAATTTTACCTAAACCGAACAAACGTAAGTCGGTGCCTCGCTGGTCTGTGTCATTTTTGGCCGCGTGCCATTTCGTGAAGTTAAAAAACGACTTTTGCTTTTCAAATGGCTCGGTGAGTTCGGGACTGTTTCTGATTTTTCCAATCACCCAAACGATGCCATATATCATTAACTTGAAAAGCGCGATAAAAAACACGGAAACCAGATATACGGATGTCAATAATGTTCGTATCCCTTTTACGAATAGATTGTCGCCCTCAAACCTTTCGTGGAACCCACCTCCACCAATCATTTGATTAAAAATGGGAAGCCAACACAAGGCATAGATAATGACAAGCACAACAACGAATTCCATATTTTTGGGAAATACACCACCGGTTTCTGCGAGATGTTTCCACAACCAGGACAAACCGACCGCCGCGATAGCAGCCACCATCACCATCATTCCTATCCATTTTATGATACTTTTTATGATACTCGGTGATTCCGGAGCCTGTTTCCATTGCCACACTTGAATGGATTCAATGAATTTTGTAATCGTGTTTAGTCCACCCACATTTTGCTCTTTTACATAGGGGATTAAAAGTAACGCGCACAAGAAAAGCCCCACAATAAATACAATAAAAAATGTATCCAGTAGTTCTTTCACGCGCGGGAACATATCACCGCGAAACGATTTCGCAATCCATTTCATTGTGGTATCAGATGTTGTCACCGTTGTAAATGTGATGGAAATACATAAAATCACGAGAATGAGCGACAATGCGGGATTCCATCGTGACCCACTTGCCAGTTTTGCGGATATAGTATCGAAGAAACCCGCCTCGGAATCGCTATTTATTATGTTCGTCCATTGTTCTCCCGTCAATGTTTCGATTTTTACAGGATCGCCTTTAAGACTTTCCTTTAATGGCGTATTATCCTTATAGGAACTCGCGTCTGCGGCGCAGTCACCCTTGAATATCGGAATAATCCCCACAGGTATCTTCATACATTCAACGATCTTCATTTTCGCAAAATAGAATACGGCGATGACGAGTGTAATGAGAACGGATGTCCCGAGTAATACGTTATTTGTGATTATACTCGCGTCATTGTTGGTTTGATTGAGTTGGTCAACACGAGCCTGTATTTTATCTTTGATTGCTTGTTCGGATTCCGACGGACTTTTATTCGCGAGTTCGCCCGACGCGGTCATTTGTTTGACGACTTCATCTCTCACTTGCTGATAATACGCATTGCCGTTTGCCGCGTCACTTTCGTCCAACTTGAAGTTGGGTTCTTGGTTGATTGCTACGAAGTTCCATATGATCACTGCGATCAATGTAACAACAATAATCCCTCCGAATATCTTAAATGCGGTGATTTTATCGATGTTCCCTAATCCTCCGAGAAGCGCGAGACCCGCAAGAACCATATACACAATACCGTGGGCGGCGAAGAGATTATCTTGACCCGCACCGACTTCAATTCCAGAAACGGTGGGTATCCATTTTTGTTGGGTCGCAATGAATAAAAACCCAGCAACGAATAATACTATAAATGAAATATAGCGGATAGATTTGAACAACCACCCGGAATTCGCGTCTGGATGAAACACCTTATACTGATACATCATATACATTGTGCCTAACAAGGCGATCACCTGAAAAATAAGACCGACATTTAATATTATACTCGATAGCGAAGTGGCGACTTCTTTCGCATTATTCGAATTCACCTGTTGCGATTGGCTTGTTCCGATATTCACAGCACGAGCCCTGATAAAAATCCCGATGACGGCGAGAACTAACCCAGACGCCAATTTAAACCGTGTTGATGCGAAGGGGCTTTCGTCCGCGCCTTCTTGTGCGCCTTCTTCCGCGCCTCCTCGAAATGCCTTCCATAAGACGGAGATTAATATGATGCCGCCAATCCCAATAAATCCGTAACTCATATACTCGAGTATACTGGATTGATTTGCTTGTCCGACCTTGTTACCGACCGTATGACTTGTGAGCCCAAGAAGGAGACCGAGACCAAGTAATATGATCACGCCGAAAATTACAAAAATGATGGTTTCCGGGGACAACTGAAATGGGGATGAAGAAATAGGTAGAACCGGGTCACCGAGACTTCCGGATGATTCTGCGGCTTTTTTCCACCCAATATACGAATAGATATCACCGCTATAGAGCCATATAGAAAATAGAATGCTTGTTATCAATAATACAAATACAGAAATATGTTTTGTAAAGACTTCCCACGTAAAAAATCCGACCAGTATAATTACAGAAATGATAATTAATGGCAGGAATTCTATAACTTTTGTCAAGGATGGTGTGGAAGCATCCATTATAATAATAACGACACCGAGTTATAATTATAAGATATAATATTTCGCATCGCGACTCCGCGACTCCGCTACGCTTCGTCGCTTCGTCGCTCTGCGGCTGTGCTATATTTGATGGATTTGTGTCTACATTGCGGTGATTGCGGCAATTGCGGCGCTACAAGAACGACATCGCCGTCTTTTTTCCGTGGCAATCCCGACACAAAGCGACTAAATTATCTACGTGGTTGGAACCGCCGTGTTCTAAAGCAATGACGTGATCCACTTCAAACCACGCTGGCAATTGACGCTGACAGTCTCCGCATTTCCATCCTTGTTGTGCTGCGACATATTTCTTCTTGGTTTCACTCACGCTGCGCTTGCTCGAATTTTTGCCGGAGTTCAATATGCGGCGCTCACTTGCGCTGCTGCCACCACCGCCGCCCTGTGACGACGGCACCCCCATCGCACTACTCATTGCGCGGCCAATCGCACTGCCACTACTCGCACCGCCCATCGCACCGCCCATCGCACCGCCCATCGCACCGCCCATCGCACCGCCCATCGCACCGCCGTCGTGGGGGGGCGGAACCCCCGGCGGAACCCCCGTCATATCAAAAAACGGTGTTATCATATCCGCCGTCCCCTTGCTTATCGGCATATACTTAATGATGTCGTTGGCGTGGTACATCAACTGCCTAGAGTTATCCGGATTACGACGCAAAAACAAGAAGAGCGAGAGACCGACGAAAGCAAATGTCGCCATTTTCATCCATTTTTGATTCGTCTGGAATAGTTTCGTCAACTTACCATCATAGTATGTGTTTACAATAAGGAATGCTGCTACAAGAAATACAATATACTCGGCTTTTACCATACAAGATTTAGAATACAGAATGAATTCATAAATATTATATTATAGGACTAAAATAATGTATGCGCATACAATATAAAGAGGCGATATGTCGATTCTAACGCATTTGTCAGTATTAAGCACTCCTGCGATTATTTATTTTGTTATCGCAATTCTACTCATTCTTATTGATTTCATAAATATTGTCACGTGTATACGTAAAACAAATTCCAACCCGTCATCTTGTAATAATATAGAAGAACAAGTATTGGTTACATTTGGTATAATTATAGTTACGTGCGTTTGGACGTGGCTTATTGACCTAGTGTATCGTCGAGGATACCATAAAACCGCTTGGGTTATGTTAGTAATGTTTCCAAGTATTATTTTGTAAAAGACAATGGATTCGTGCTGTTCGCAGTAAAAGCGAGACGTTACGAACAATTCTCACCGATTATGATAATAATACGCCGCATATCCCAACCCCGCAATGACAAGTAAATACACGAGTTTCTCCCGGTATTTCAGTTCTTCCAAGATTTGAACGGAGCGTGGGCGATAATGTAAATAATATCTCTCGAGTGCGTCGTGTAAAGATACCTCGTCCTTCATAAGGAGCACATTATACCGATTATGGATGAAATGAACCCACTTAATAAACGAATCGCGGCTATCCAAATAGGGAGTGATGGGATATTTATCGAGCATTCGCGCAAATTCAGATGACATTTCGGGGTCAGGAATTAGCATTGGAAAATTCTGGATGAAGTCGTAGTATTTTTTACGAACGACATCGTTGATATGGTCGGGATAATTCACCGCTGCGGTCATCAATACGAACCAATAATGTGGCCCCCATACTTTTGCGTCGAGTTTAAGCATTGCTTCGCTTATAATCAAACGACATAAAAACAATGAGAGATTAACGTTAATACTGGGCGAAAACATAACGCGGCAATGGAATCAGAAAACGATGAAAAAGTAAACAATCCTAAATCAGCAATGTCTTATCTTGAGATTAGCCAAATGCGGCAACAAAAACAATTGTCGTCATCGTCATCGTCGTCGTCGTCGTCGTCATCGTCGTCATCGTCGTCGTCGTCATCGTCGTCATCGTCGTCGTCGTCATCGTCCACGCGTGGTAACAACGGCGGCAACGGCGGCAACGGCGGCAACGGCGGCAACGGTGAACGAAACAAATACTTTTGTAACAACTGTAATCGGAATAATCACGTATACAATAATTGCCGCGCACCGATTACAAGTATTGGTGTCATCGCATTCCGTTGTGGTGAAACCGGACCCGAATTCCTGATGATACGTCGGCGCGATTCGTTCGGGTTTGTGGACTTCATCCGCGGCAAATATTCTCTCAACGATGAAGATTACATCCAGCGCATCATCGACGAAATGACAATGACGGAAAAGGCGAATTTGATGCGTCTTACGTTTGACCAGTTGTGGCGTCTGTTATGGGGAGATTATACGCGCGGGAGTCAGTATAAAAATGAAGAAAATGTATCATTTGAAAAGTATCGCCAAGTTCTTGGAGGTATTCGCACGAAGGATGGGCGCATCAAAAACCTCCAACAATTTATTGATGATTCGACCACGCGATGGATGGAGACAGAGTGGGGGTTTCCAAAAGGGCGACGGAATTACAATGAGAAAGACTTACCGTGCGCATTGAGAGAATGCTTAGAAGAGACCGGTTATGACGTAACCGCGGACAATGTTATCCAAAATATAGCTCCATTTGAAGAAATATTTATGGGTTCTGATATGAAGTGTTATAAACAAAAGTATTTCTTAGCAATGGTGGATTTAGATAAGAAGCCAAAGAAGGCACACGACATTATGGAGGTCGGATTAATGAAATGGATGTCGTTTGATGAGTGTATTCGCACGATACGACCTTATAATTTAGAAAAAATTGGGATTGTTTGTAAAATCAATAACATATTATCCCGCTACAGAATCTTTTGACACAGGATTCTTCGCTTGTATTTCCTTTTTATTTCGTATAGATATATAAAGGATAACTGATTCTAACATACAATGGAAAATCAGGATATCAATGACCCTATATTTGTTCCAACCCATCTAACAGGGCTAAAGGCTCGGTCGTTTCCGCAAGTGCGTCCGCAACCGCAATTGCCGACACAACATATTTCATCCAATGAACGAGTAAATCTCAATGAAGAAGAAGAAAATGTGCCGATTGAAATGTCGGTTGCGTCGGTTGCGTCTGCCGCACTTGCTGTTATGCCGGAACCATCGTCTTCGACGCAGCTGGCAGCCGCCGCTCCTGGTAAAAAAACAAAGCGCACCATTACCCCTAAACCAAAGTCGAATCCGAACCCGAACCCGAACCTGTCACCAGTGGTTCCCGGTGCCATCAGTGCCGCACGACCACAAAACGGCACAGACGTGATTCAACGAATGAAACGCGACTTGGAAGAAGGACGTAGACGTCTCAAACCAGAAGAACTCAATAATCCATTTAGTAAGGAATTCAACGCATTACTCTTGAAGAAGGAGTTACTTGAACGAGAGATGACATTACACGACATTGGAATATTACGGGGCGACAGCGACAGTGACAGCGACAGTGACAGCGACAGTGATCGCGGCGCCGCAGCCGCAGCCGCAGCCGCAGCATCTGGCCTCTACCCCACCTTAAACGACCCCAATTTTAATACCAAAATCGCCCTTCGAAAAGAGTTTTTTGACACGAAAATGGACGTTGATAATACCAAAAACGTGGAAGAAGAGGCCGAGATTCTCTGTAACGCGCAGATCGAACTCGCGCCCAATCAGCAATTCGTCCGCAACTTTCTCTCGGTAGAGACGCCGTATAATAGTTTATTGTTATATCACGGACTTGGAACGGGAAAGACGTGTTCGGCAATTAGCGTGGCCGAAGAAATGCGCGATTATATGAAACAGATGGGGATCACCCAGCAAATCATTGTCATTGCGTCGCCCAACGTCCAAGAGAATTTCCGGCTCCAGCTCTTTGACGAACGTGAACTCCGAGAGATTGAGCCTGGAGTATGGAACATTCGCGCGTGTACGGGAAATAAATTCATTAAAGAAATCAACCCAATGAATATGAAGGGACTTACACGCGATAAGGTGATCAAGCAAATCCGGCGCTTGATTTCGTCGCATTACACATTTTTCGGGTATAACGAGTTCGCGAATTATGCGCGCACACACGCATCGAGTGTAGGGGTTTCCCAAGATGATGCGGTGATACAGGAAGTCCGGCGCAAAGGCAAGGGGGCGGTGGCGGCGGCGGCGGCATCGGCATCGGCATCGGCATCGGCATCGGGCGCACCGGCTCGTAAAGGCCGTAAATCCGCCGCCGACCTGGCAAAAGCCGCGGATATGGAGACCCGCGCAATTGAAACGTTGTCCGTGGTGAAGTTGCGTAAATTGTTCGCGAATACACTCATTATTATCGATGAAGTTCATAATATTCGCATCACTGACGATAACCGCGATAAACGCGTGGCGAAGATTCTGTTTCAAATCGTCCAGAAGGTCAATAATGTGCGATTGTTGCTTCTCTCGGGCACACCTATGTATAACAGTTATAAGGAGATTGTGTGGTTGATAAACCTGATGAACTTAAATGACCGACGCGCAACGATTGATATCGCGGATGTCTTTGATGATCGCGGTAATTTCCGTTTGGATGCCGATGGTCGAGAGATTGGCAAGGATTTACTGATTCGGAAAGCGACCGGGTATGTTTCGTTTGTGCGGGGAGAGAACCCATATACATTTCCATATCGCATCTTTCCGAGAGAACACTCGCCAGAGCATTCGCTTCTAGCGTTGACTGCGGCAGGAGGCGAATACCCGCGAACCCAATTAAATGGCCGTCATATCGACCAACCCATCGCGCATATTGATGTATACTTAACACAGGTCGGTGATATTCAAGAAGATGCGTATCGATTCATTATTAATGATATGAAGGCGATGTATATTTATAAAAAGACCGCGATGGCGCGGCGGAAAAAGGCCGTGGCGGCGGCTGCGGCTGCGGCTGCGGCGGCTTTAGAGGCTGTAGAGGCTGTAGAGGCTGGGACTGGCAAAGGCAAAGGCAAAGGTAAAGCCAAAGGAAAAAAGGCAGCCGACGCCGCCACCGCCGCCGCCGCCGCCGGAGGCATCGACGAATCCACCATCGTCGAATCCGAGGAATTCCCCTCCTTTGAAAATATGGATACCATTGGATATGCTGCCGTCCAGCGCCCTCTTGAAGCACTTAATATCGTATACCCACATCCATCTCTCATCGAATATATCAATAATCCTGCCGACGAGTTTGATATCACCGCGTGTATCGGGAAGGAAGGGCTCCGACATATTATGTCCTATGAAGAGGTCGGCAACCCTCCAATGCGCCAAAATTTCGAATACCGACCCGAATTTATCCGCGGCTTTAAATTGCCACGCGGTGAAACGACCACGAAGGCTTCCTCGCGCATCTTCGCACCGGACAATATTGGACGTTACTCTGCGAAAATCAAGAATATATGCGACCGCGTTCTTACAAGTGACGGCATTATACTCGCCTATAGTCAATATATTGATGGCGGCGTCGTCCCTATCGCCCTCGCATTAGAAGAACTCGGTTTCACGCGGTATAGCGCAGCAGGTGCGAACTCGTCGCTTTTCCGCAGTAAGCCCGTCGCAAGCATCGATGCGATTACGATGCTCCCCCAGCGCCAGCATCAAGCGCAATTCCCGAATCAGCCGTTTCGTCCTGCGCGATACTCCGTGATTACAGGTGACCCCACAATTTCCCCCGACAATCTCTTTGAATTGAAAGCGCTCACGAGTGAAGACAATACGCACGGTGAAAACGTAAAAGTGGTTATTATTTCGGTGGCGGGAAGTGAAGGTCTAGATTTCAAGAATATCCGCCAGGTTCATATCCTGGAACCGTGGTATAATATGAATCTCCTCGAGCAAATCATTGGTCGTGCGATTCGCAATTGTAGTCACAAGCGTCTTCCATTTTCGCAACGGAATGTGGAATTGTATTTATACGGAAGTAGACTCACAAATCCCAAAATTGAAGCGATTGACCTCTACTTGTATCGTCTTTCGGAATTTAAGGCTGTCAAAATCGGCGTTGTCTCTCGCGTGCTTCGCACCTCCGCAGTGGATTGTTTACTAAACGTTCAGCATAATACACAAACTGCCGCACAATTGAACCAAGTTGTGAAACAGAATCTCTCGTCACGCAAACAAATTGACTTTCAAGTTGGCGCGCGTCCTTATTCCGCATTGTGTGATTATATGGAACGTTGTGAATATACGTGCCGTCCGACGTTTTCAAATGGTCGGCCGATTCAAGAGCAGGAAGAGTTATACGGACTCGGTGACAGCGACAGCGACAGCGACAGCGACGGTGACGGTGACGGCGGCGGTGGCGGCGATATCCGACTCGATACATTTAACGAGAAGTTTATGTCGATGAACCTGGATAAAATCATCCACAAAATTCGCGAACTCTTCAAGGAAGGTTTCTTTTATAAGAAAACAGGGTCAAATGGAATCATCGCGCATGTCAACGCGATTCGTCATTATCCAAACGCACAAATTAATCTTGCGCTTACACAAATGGTGACCGACCCCAATGAATACGTCAACGACAAATATGGGCGTCTAGGTCGCGTCATCAATGTCGGGGATTACTATCTATTTCAACCGATTGAAATCACGGATAAACGGATCGGTATTCACGAGAGAAGCACACCTGTGCCATATAAGCACACTGCCGTGGAATATCCTCTTCCAGTCGAGGTCACAGAAGACTATCTGAATATTCGGTCAGAGCCCGTGGAAAATAAGAAGATTGTCGCTGCGTTGTCAGCAGCCGCAGCCGCATCCGCATCCGCACCCGCGCCGGCACACGCACACGCACCCGCGCCGGCACCAGACGCACTTCCTGAACGCAACGTAGACGTTCAAGTCGTAGAAGATGTCGCGGAAGATAGTAAGATTGATAAACTGATGACTACCCTTACGAATACATTTGAAACGTGTCAGACGGTATATGAAAAACCGTCGAAAGACCAAGAAGAATGGTATTATTATTGTGGAAAAATTATTACCCAAATCTCTCAAACCGAAGAATTCCAAATTACGAAAGAGCAGTTATCAGAACTCGTCGTGGCAAATCTATTGGAGCATTTGTTATACGATGACAGCCTGATGGTAATCAATTACCTGTATCAGAAGAATAATTATTCAATGACGACGACGACGACGACGACGACCACGACCACGTCGACACCGAGCAGTCTTCAGTCACTTACACCGTTCGAGAGAATGATGCTGAATTATTACGCACAACAAGTGTTGGTGAGACCATTGATTGGTAGAAGAGCACAGGCTGCGATTGCCGCGAGTGCGACTGCGACTCCGACCGCGACTGCGACTCCGCGCGACCAAGCAATCCTCCTTTTTCACGAAAAAAAAGAACCGCAGTGTTCTCTCATCGTTTTACGTTATGAAAGCAAAGAATGGCAACCGGCCGAACCGGAAGATGAACGTGACTATGAACTTATTTTAGGCAATCTACAGACCAGGCAAATCCAACATATGAATATGATTATTGGATTCTTATCGTTATTCAAAAAGGAATACTTCATATTCAAAATCAAGACAATGTCAAAGAAACGCGACAAAGGTGCGCGATGTGACCAGTCCGGCAAAACGGAAACGATTACAACCGTAAATACACTTCTCTCGCTTTATCCACCTACATCTCGTGACGAATATAAACTCACAATGGAGAACACGAAATTTCGAACCCAGAAGGAACTGTGTGTCTTTGAAGAGTTTGTTTTGCGAACGTTTCACCGCAATCGCGTCAATGGTAAGAAGTGGTTCTTCACCCCCGCAGAAGCAGTATTGTGTAATATTGAAAAATTATATATAGAGAAATAGAGAAATAGAGAAATAGATAAATAGAGAAATAGATAAATAAAGTATACGTGTATAGTAAACGAATCGTAATGAATCTTGAAAAACCATCTGTGACAGGAGGCGTCGTTCAATCCAAACCCAAACTAGGTATCTATACCACGATTTTACTCACTAAAAAACTTCAAGTCCCATTCCGTATTCTAGGGCGGAATATGAAAGACACGTTGGAACATATTCTCTCAAAACTCGTAGAAGGAAAGTGTATGGCGGAAGGATTTATCCGTCCAGGGAGTGTGAAAATACTCACCTATTCCAACGGAATCTTATACGGCAAAAATGTGATAGTTGATGTTGTCTATGAATGTCTATCGTGTTCGCTCGTGGAAGGCGTTGTATTCTCGTGTGTAATCAAGAATATCAGTCTTGCTGGAATTCGCGCCACACTCAACGAACCGAAGTCACCTGTGGTCGTATTTGTTGCGCGTGATCATCATTATGACCGCGTGGATTTTACGCGACTACGAGAAGAAGAGGAAATACGCGTTCGCGTCATTGGGCAGCGATTCGAAATCGGAGATGAAGCCATATCGATAATTGCTGAATTGGTTTGATATCCACGAATAAAATTGATAATGATATAAACATAATTCTTGAATCCTTATAGCTATCGTTGTCGTAAATGGCGGCTGCTGTTGCTTCATCTACTACTACGAAACGTGTGATCCGTCCAAAAAAAAAGACAGAGAACAACAATGTGTCGTGTCTAGCGATGGATACGTCTGCCGTCGCAGATGCCGCCGCCGGTCACGTCGCTGGTCACGTAGCCGCAGACGCCGCCGCCGGCGCCGGCGATGTCAACACAAGAACGCAATCAACGTCGCCATATTGTGATCCATCACTCTTCGTAAAACGAACCATCAAACGCAATCTCACGATACCATTTTATAAATTAAAATACGGCATCGATGTGAAAGAGTTATTAACCAATGAACTTGCTCTACAAATCGAAGGTCGCTGTTCTGTCGAAGGTTATATTTGTCCCAAGTCCATCGTGATTCAATCGCATTCGTGTGGAAGACTCGCCGGTGCCAATATCATATTTGACATCATCGCGGATTGTCTTATATGTTTTCCAGATGAACACGCTGTGATTCAGTGTGTTGTGAAAACAATTACACAAGCAGGAATTCGCGCAGGTGCTACGCAACTCAAACCAGGGGATTTATCTCCGATTGAAGTGTTTCTATCGCGTGATATGAATATAAAAAATAGCGGTCTGTTCTCTCGGATTGAAGAAAATGATATCTTGACGGTGGAAGTCATCGGACGACGTTTTGTATTACACGATACACACGTGACCGTGATTGCGATGTTGATGGATGCTGTATCGTCAAGTGACGCGTCGATGAATATATGAGTATACGAGTATACGAGTATACGAATAAATGGTATAAAGATTTGACAGAGAATACAATGTAAAATGACATCTACTGCCGTCGTCGCGCCGGTGCCGGTGCCCGATGCTGCCATCGCGAGTCTTTCTGCGATGAATGAATTACAGCACCTCGCACAACAAGTAGAAGCAAAAACAAACTATTTAATGAATCTGAAAGATGGAATTGAAAATATGCCAGTGGTTCATCAAATTGAAATCTTGCGTATTCTTTATAAAAAACAGACACATCTCAACGAAAACAAGAACGGAGTCTTTGTGAATATTTCCAAATTGAACGACGCCACCTTACAGGAGTTAGAGAAATATATGAAGTACGTGATTCAACAGGAGAAGCAATTAAGTGAATTTGAGACGCAAAAAGAGTTTCTTACGAAGGAATACTTTGAGAATAAGACGTATAAAGATAATTAGCGTATACTATATAACCGACAATGACGCAACACGATGACGTCATCATTCCTTGCTTATATAACTCTTTTTCATTTACACCTGAAAACAACGCAATTGTATACTATGATATGAATACGCGTCCAGTTACGATGTCATCACTCTATGACCGGGTCACTGAAACGGAGCCTGTGGCGGTGGCGGTGGCAGTGTCGTCGTGTGTGGTCCCTGCGGAGGCATCGGAGTCATCGGACACATCGGACACATCGGACACATCGGACGCATCGGACGCATCGGACGCATCGGACGCTAAAGAAGTCGTCGATACGACATTCCATCCGGACGTAATGGCACGTTACTCATACACGGTGCGTAGTGACGCAACGGATTCACTTCTTTGGTTGACGTATGTAATGTTGTATGGGACAGAGAAATACGAAACGATTGAAAATCTCTATACGGAATCAAATCACTTTAAGTTTGAACTGATAGAAACATTGCGAACGTGTAAGCCGATTTTGAAGGCCAATAAAATCAGAATAAGCGAAATAGAAGAAACATTGGTTCATAAACCATTTATTCATCTTGAAACATTACGTGCGATTGCGGTGTGTAAGGGGGTCTCCGTATGTATTGTACAAGACCGTAAATATTTCCATTGCGACAACGGCAACAGCGGCGCATTCATTCTAGAAAAAATAAAAGGAAAATACGTATTGTATTTGGCACCGATGGAACTCCTGGAAAAGTATTTGAATTTCATCCGGCAAAATTATTGGTTGATGGAAAGTATCTCCGCACCGATTCGCCCAATATCCGCATATAAGTTAAACGACCTCGTCGATATTTCGACGCGATTAGGTCTACCAATTGTAAATATTATTCCCGGTAAATTTGGGTCGATGGGAACTGAAAAACGTAAAACAAAGTCAGAATTATACGAAGCGATAAAATTGAAAGTATATCTATGAATTCACGTATATCTATGAATTAACGTATAAATAATATCCGATTCATATATATACAATGCCGGTAAACAGAGGGCGCGGGACGTCGTCGTCTTCTTCGGGCGCATCTTCGGGCGCATCGTCTAGCGTCTTGTCGTCAGATTTTACACGTATCGTGAGTCAATATTTAGAAAACCTGCTTGATAAATCAGAAGGAATACCCGAATTGGAAATACGATTTGGAACGCGTGGAAATGCGCCGACGACGCGAGAAAACTTTGACAGCGTTCTTCAAAAATTACTGTCTTCAGGATTTGCTTTTATCAAAAAAAATGCTTACTCACTGAAAATTCAGAACGAATTCATCGATCAGAAAACTGGACAAACCAAACTTTCCTTGATTCGCGCGGAAATACACGGCATCAATGACATCCAGAATTACTGTAAGACAAATATGCCAGATGAGAAATATGTTCTCTTCACACAGAAGATGTATGCCAAAGCAGGCAGCGGCAGCGGCAGCGGCGGCGAGACCATCCATCCCGTTATTTTCAACGACTTTAATTTCAAGGTGAGTTATCAACGTGAAAAGCGTATCGCAAATACAAGCACACTCGCGCGGTCTATTCTGAAAACGTGGAATGACAATAAAAAGACCTTCCGATATATCAACCGCAGCACACTGAAGCATCCCGATTTTCCATTTCAGATTGATATGAGTGTTGTCAAGGAGTCGCAAAAAGACCAGACGGGTTATATTTCCGCTTCCACATTTGAGGCCGCTCGAGTGCTTGACAGTCCGGTTCGTTATGAGATTGAGATTGAAGTCATCAATGACCTTGTGGGGCCAGGAACTGCGTTCAATCATCCGAAACATCTACTTGATAACCTGCGTAAAATGATTAAAATCGTGATGTCGGGATTTCAAGGAACGAACTATCCTGTGTCAATATCGGATATGCGCGGCATTCAACGCCGTTATTATGAACTTCTCTACCCAGAAGAAGGGCGTGGTGGACGTGGACGTGGAGGAGACGGAGGAGACGGAGGAGACGGAGGAGACGGAGACGGTGACCGCGCAAGTGACGACGGAGACGACCGCGACCGCGGCGACCGCGACCGCCACGCACCTCCAGTGATTCTACGCAATAAGCATTTTATTGGTCCGTGCTCATATACCCTTCAAATGGAAAATATTCGCCCACTGGATTCCGATTCACGAGTTCCAAATATCCGCGTAAATTATTCTGTAACAGAAAAAGCCGACGGACAACGTAAACTCCTCTTCGTGGCACCCAATACAGGACACGTTTATCTAATAGACACAAATATGAACTTTCAATTTACAGGTGCCGTTTCATTGAACGCAAAATTACACAACTCACTCTTGGACGGCGAACATATTCTTCACAACAAAAGCGGACAATTCATCAACCTTTTCTTGGCATTTGATGTCTATTTCGTCCATAAAGCCGATGTTCGTTCACGACTATTCTTTCCAGCAACCGTAAGCGAAGATGAAGTGCTCACGAACTATCGTCTTCCGTTAATGGAAAGCCTGGTGAAGAATCTTCAGTTGAAATGTGTATCGGGTGGCGTGGATTCATTACCACCGATTCGCATTGATACCAAGCATTTTGAAATTGCTTCTTCTATCAACGACAAGTCGATCTTTGATTGTTGTGCGTTAATTCTCCGTAAATGTGAAGAGCATCAGTTTGAGTATCATACGGATGGGTTGATATTTACACCAATTGATTGTGGCGTTGGAAGCACGGTGCGCAATGACAATACTGTCGCGGGGCCACTCTACAAATCCACCTGGGAGTATTCGTTGAAATGGAAACCTGCGCATATGAATACAATCGATTTCCTTGTTACGACCAAGAAAGGCGACGATTCCGAAGACCTTGTCTCAAATATATTCAAGACAGGCGTGGATATGTCACGGTGCGTCCAGATTCAACAATACAAGACGCTTGTGTTACGCGTGGGATATGATGAGAAGAAACACGGCCATTTGAACCCGTGTGTCACAATGATTGAGGGTGTTAGCGGCGTTAGCGGCGTTGGCGGCGCAGAGGACGCGTATAAACCTGCGCCATTTTACCCAACCTATCCTTATGACGACGAAGCGCACATTTGCCATATTATGCTGCGCCCGGATGAAGCCGGTGTGAATCAAATGATGACGTTGGAAAATGATGTCTTTCAGGACGAAACCATCGTGGAGTTCAGTTATGACGCATCCCGACCAGTAAATTGGCGTTGGTTACCATTACGTGTTCGTCACGACAAAACTGCGGAATATCGCAGTGGTGGAAAGAACTATGGAAACGCATATCACGTGGCAAATAACAACTGGCATTCGATTCATAATGCGATTACACCAGAAATGATAATGACGGGGGAAGGCATTCCGGATGAACTCATCAGCAATGACATTTATTATAATCACACGGAGACTGCGTCCGCAACGGCGTTGGGGGGTGGTGGGCGTGGCGGTGGTGGCGGTGGCGGTGGCGGTGGCCGAACCCTCGCGAAAGGAATGCGTGATTTCCATAATCTATTCGTGAAACGCAAACTAATCACGAGTGTGGCTCGAGTGGGACATACATTGATTGACCTCGCCGTAGGGAAAGGCGGTGATCTACCGAAATGGATTGCGGCCAAGTTAGGTTTTGTGTTCGGGATTGATTACTCGAAAGACAATCTCGAACATAAATTCGACGGTGTCTGTGCGCGGTATCTTGATATCAAAAAGAATAAACGCAATCTTCCCGACGCAGTATTTATCCACGGAGATAGCAGTAAAGAAATACGGAGTGGCCAAGCCGCAATCAGCGAGAGATATCGTCTCATCACGCGCGCGATCTTCGGTGAAGGTGCGAAAGACGCAAGTATCCTTGGGCGCGGGGTTTATCCACATTATGGCCGTGGTGCGGACGGATTTGATATTTGTTCAGTCCAATTCGCGATTCATTACTTCTTTGAGAATATTGTCAAGGTTCACACCTTTCTTCAAAATGTGGCCGAGTGCACCAAATTAGGCGGATATTTCATTGGAACGTGCTTCGATGGTGCGCGTATATTCCAGGCGTTGGCGCGATTGGAAACCGGCAGTGAAGTTACGGTGCTTCGTGGTGGTGGTGGTGGTGGTGCAGGCAGTGACCCTGAGAAGATGTGGTCGGTGCGTAAAAAATATCATCAGACCGAATTTGAACCCGATAGCAGTAGTATCGGATATGAAATAGAAGTATACCAGGATACCATCAATAAAGCGACGAAGGAATATCTTGTGAATTTTGACTACTTGACGCAACTTCTCGAGAATTATGGGTTTGACCTTCTAACTCCAGAAGAAGCGGAAACTACCCTGTCATTTCGAATGCCGGATGGAAGCGCGACATTTGACACGATGTTTCATCATATGGAAGCAGAATGTCGCCTAAATGGCGGCGTCGGCGGTGGCGAATGGAAACGCGATTGTCATCAAGAATATGGTTCAGCAATGTTTATGACTCCCGAAGAAAAACAAGTCTCATTTTACAATCGGTATTTTATCTTTCGCAAGAATCGAAATATCAATGCGAAACAACTGAAGAACAGCTTCTTGAGTTATGCTGGTTTACAAGAACAACAAGATCGAGCGAATGCGAAAGGAGCGTCTGCGTCGCCAGGTGAGTCAAGAGGTGAAGATGAACTTGCTGTTGAAAAACTCGCACTTGAAAAGATTGCGAGGGCATCACGTCCAATTGATGTCGCAACCAAACCGGCGATTGCGGCGCACGCACTTTCGGAAAAAACATCTGATGTCGCAGTAACCACTGGGACGACACTGAAAATCAAACCGAAGCCTCGTGCGAAAACAGTAAAACCGGCACAAGCACAAGCGGCGGCGGCGGCTCCCGAAGAAAAGGTTATCGTGGAAGAAGATGTGCCATCCGCACCAATCGCGCAGATTGAGAAAAAGATACAAAAACGAACCAAAAAGGCCGCGCCGACTAAGGAAATGGGTGCCGCTGCGGTGCCTGCGGTGCCTGCGGTGCCTGCGCGTAAAACAAAGAAAAAAACGGACTTATAGAGAATTACGTATGACATATAGCCGATCTTATAAATGTTAAAATCTACAAAGAACTGTTTCAAGACAATCGACGCTGCTGCGAGTGCGGTAGACGGCGGCGGTGGCGGCGGTGGCGGTGGTGGCGGCGGTGGTGGTGGCGGCGGCGATTATCATACGAAGTGTTGTAATGGTTTATCATATTACAATCATTTTTCATTACCACAAATCGGTATAAATATGGAACACGATACGGGTCAAGTTATTCCGATTCCGATTCGTATCACAACATCAGACGACCGCGACCGCGACCGCGACCGTGACCGTGAGCGCGACCGTGTGCTCGTTTCATCCTCGGTCTATTCGCATTTATGTAATATCAAACAACAAATTGAAAAATACCAAGATGCGTGGGACAACATCAAAAAGTTCACAAATCCATATGAATATATTCACACGAATATATCTGGAAACAAAACAAATATAAGTAAACTGCGACCTTTATCCAGGTCATTTTATAAAATGATTGAGATCATTAAAAATTACGACATTCTCTCACCGTATGGCAATACGATTTGCGAACGACCCGATGTTCGAATGGGAATTCAGACGTTTCATTTGGCGGAAGGCCCTGGTGGATTCATAGAGGCTGTCGCATATTTACGTGGGATCGAGTATCAGGCTTTAATGGCAAAGGCATCGGTTGCGACAGCCATCACCGCAGGGTCGGCGGCCATCGCCGCAGGGTCGGCGCAATTCCAGATTCTAAAACGTAATACCGAACTTCACAACGAAGTGATGAAAGATCTAGAACAACTGAAGATATCGCGGCGTATATTTGATAGTCAAAAAGTAGGAACGGCGGCGGCGGCGGCGGTAGGGGCGGCGGCGGCAACGACATATGGCAATGACAGATATTATGGAATGACCCTTGTCAATGATGACCCCATTTGCCCTGGATGGAAAAAAACCCGCACATTTTTAGAACAGCACCCAAATGTAATCATAGAAACCGGCGCAGATAAAACGGGAAACTTGATTTCAACCGAAAATTTTCAAGAATGCGCCTCGAAATACCGAAATAAGATGGACATTATTACTGCGGATGGCGGATTCGATTTTTCCGTGGATTTCAACAATCAAGAAAATATGGCATCACATCTGATTTTATGTGAAGTATTTTATGCTCTTGCGCTTCAAAAGCAAGGCGGTTCTTTTATCCTCAAAATCTTTGACGTGTTTCATAAGCCCACGGTAGATATATTGTATATACTATGTTATTATTACAACAATGTATCCATTATGAAACCACATACAAGCCGTGTAGCCAACTCTGAAAAATACGTTGTTTGTAAAGGTTTCAAGGTGGCCGATTCGAGTCAAATCATCGAGCAGATACTGACTCTAATGCCAATGCTGTCATTGTCGTCTAAGTCGCGGTGCGATGGTGGTGATAGTGAGATTGTTTCTATCTTGCCAGAAGAACACGACCTCTTTTTCTTGAATAAGATCGAGGAGATGAATGCGATGGTGAGTTTCCAACAAATTGAAAACATTACATCTACGCTATCGATTATAACAAACCATCGAAATGCGGAGAAATTGGATCAATATAAAAAGACGAACATTAACAAATGCGTAGCCTGGTGCGAATATTATGAAATTCCATATAACGTTCATCATCAGACGATACAATCTACAAACATTTTTCTTCATCGCACGGCAACGGCAGCAGCGGCGGCCGCAGCGGCGGCATCGGTTGCAACCGTGGCGATGTCAATCTAATCTAAAACAGTCTAAATATATATTAGAATGTATGGTAATATACTTCGCATGCAGAGCACGTTACAATTTATCGCAGGACAACTTAAGAAGCCGAGAGAACGTTTTGAGACAATATTGGAGCCTCTTCAGGCATTGCTTCAAATCGGTTTTCTCACTTTTTATCCGATTGGGACGAAACTCGCGATTCATAACAATATTCTCACTGTTCAGGCGCCTGGATATACACAAAATATGCGGCGGTGGTATAATAACGACAAGAAGGAAGATGTGTTTTACTTATATAATGTGTTTTCTCGGTTCAATAAATTTTATAAGACGGTGCTTGCTGGGGCTGCGGGCGTTGGCGCGGGTGTGGGTGTGGGCGCGGGCGATAATATGGCATTGTTCACTCTTCTTCACGAACTTGCGAAAACTGGAATTAATAATTTGACACGCACGTATAATCAAACGGATAAAATTCATATTCTACACACGCTTCAAATGTATAAGGGGATGCTGGATAATCCAGAGTTGGTGCGTAAAATGACGAATACGTCGGCCACCGCAGCAGATGAGGAATTACATCTACCATCGAGATTAAAAAGTCCTTCATCGTCTCCGCCATTACGTCCGATAAATGCTACGGTAGGCGCGGGCGTGGGCGCGGGCGCGGGCGTGGGCACTGGTGCGTCAAGCGTCCCCATCGAGAGTCTCGTAGATACCAATGTTGACTTGATATTCGTCAAAATCACGGATTTGTATTCCCAGGAGGATTATACGATTATTTATCAAACTCTCTTGAAAATTCAGAAGGATCCACAGTATTACTTACAATACATTGAGGGTTTGAATAAAATATTGGAGCCAGTGAATATTCGCATCAAAAAGTGGATTGATGACAATATTGTGTTCTAGTGCTTGCTTACTCCATCTCCAACTTCACCCAGCACGGTTTGTATGTTGCGTTCGTAAGTTCACCTTTGATTCTACGAGAGAATTCGGGGAATGGGATTTTGATTTTCGCATCTTCACCTGTCTTCACAAACAGTTGAAGTTGTTTGTATAATTCGCGAATAGCTGGATAAGATACATTCATTTGAAGTTCGGTGAGTTTATCCATAATCGGGCGAATCTGTGCGCGACGTTGTTCTATTGTGCGCTCGGTCTGAAAGGGTGTGGTGGTGGCGGTGGCGGCGGTGGCGGTGGCGGTGGCGGTGCTTTGTTTCTTTCTTCGGGGGTTGCGCCGGGGGTTGCGCCCCCCTTCGACGCTTTCGGCGGTGGTGTCTGCGGTGGTGGTGTCTGCGGCGGTGGTGTCTGCGGTGGTAGTGTCAGGGTCGTATGTATTGATATACGGTGCTTCTATATGAATATCCGCGAGGTCTTCAGGGATTAGGATTGACTCTTGACGCAACCTGTCTTCAAATGTGATTTGCTGCGGCGCGGTATCGGTAGCGGTGATGATTGTCTCTTGAATATTCGCACTTACATCCATCGAAATATTTGCTCCCATTTATTACAATAAGATACTATAAAGTAGATGGTTTATACCTATTTTATTGCCGCGACTGTGTGCCTAAAATACCGCGTCAAACTCGTCACTATACATTTTATCGTCTTTCTTGATTTCAATGACATCACGAAACGTCTTACTCCGCATCAACGGAACATTGGTTCGTATTTTCAGGTTCAGGTGGGGGTTCGTTAGGACTTGAACGAGGATTTCGCGCCGGCTCGCATACTGTCGATTCTGGATTGCGTAGTACGTATAAAAATTATAAAATGACATTGCGCGAATATGCGCACTGGCAGTATCGGACGCGCCTGGATCGGCAGTCGCATTTGCGTCGAGGAAACGGTTGAGCGCATCTTCGCATACCGCCAGTCCCGTGACATCCGCCAGATTTTCAGGGAGCGAGAGATTGCCGTCAATGACGAATCCGTCTTTCTTGGAGATGTCTTCATACTGGCGCCGGATTGCGGCGATTTTACGTTCATAGGTCGCGACGTCATTACGCGTCCACCAATTTTTAATGATGCCACGATGATTGTATACGCGCGATGATACGTGAAGTGCGTGAGAGATTTCGTGGCCGAATGTGAAACCTACGGAGGCGAGGTCATATTCATATCCGCGACCGAACTGGACGTTCATACTGTGCATATATGCGGTGGGTATATAAATACTGTTGGTATTCGGTGTATAATACGCGTTCACAACGAACGATTGATATCCGACGAGTTTCATCGTCCCCCAGTTCATAATATCCAAGTCGTTGGATGACAATGCCGAGGAAGAGGCCGAGGACGACCCGGCCGAGGCGTGATGCCGCGCAAGATATTCCGTGCGCTGGACACTTCGTTTGATAAGATTACCCCACGCATCTCTCGAGTCATAGTCCAGATTTGTAGGGTCGGGTGCCGAGAGATTGGCTTCGCCGACGTTTATCGTCAGCGTGTTTAGTTTTTTAAGCGCACCCTTCTTTGTGATGGGCGACATCCACTCGTTGTTTTGGATGCGCGTTTTAAAACACTCTAGCATCGTATTGCCAATCTCTCGCACCTTCGCCACCATCTCTTCATTTTTGAAGCGACGCGTGAATTCCTCCGTCATTGTCTTCGGAAAAGCATACGCAAGCCCCAGGATGGGGACGTATTCTCTCGGAAAGTGCGTTTCTCTTCCACGAATGAGTGTATCATTAAAGTCCAGATAAATCTCTCGCCACTTGTCGTGAAAACAGATGATTTGTCGCATATAAATGAAATACCAGTAACTCTTCCACTTGTCTGATGCCCACTCTTTTTTAAGTGTCGTCATTATGGATTTCAGATACCCCACTTGGTTCGCGATGAAATACGGCGGCGTATCTGCGACGCGATACCCAATCCATTTCGCCATCTCTCGCCAATCAATATCTGTAAATTCCATCGCGTCGGAAGAAAGGACACGCGTTGCTCCACGAATATTATTACGAAAGTGCGAGAGATTGGGTGGTTTGTCTGGATGTTTTGCGGTGCGATAGATGTCCGCGTAATCTTCATCAAAACGAACGTCTTTATGATTGAAATGCTTCAGTATACTACACTCAATATCATAAACATCTTGCGCTTTGATATTGTGCGTGGTTTCGTAGTCATTGCCAAGGCATTTCGTAAAAACGGTGTCAATGAAGCGCAGGAATGCGGACGTGATACGTTTCTTATACTGAATATATTCGACTGTTTTTGTTTGGGGGGCGTCGCCGTCACCGTCACCGTCACCGTCACCGTCACCGTCGTCCCGGCAAGACCGGTCGCCACGGCACCCACCCACTTGCGGCGTGGCACCTAGCGCAGGTTCTTCACGCACGACGGTAGTCGCACTAACATTTAATCGCAGCCCTAGTAATTCTTTTTCACTGGCCGGGTCATTTAAATAAAATCGATAGTCGTATAATGAAAGCGACGACCCATTTAAATGCGCGGATAATTTACCGGGCGTGTATTCGTCTGGTGCGACATTCCATACCACCGGAAGCGCCCAGCGAATCATTTCGTTTTGATTGAGAAGACCTAGAAACTTGTAGAGATTGTTTTCTTGAACAAGGTCGCTGTGTAATTTACAGAATTCTGAAATATGACGAAGAATCGGTTCAGGGTGTAAATGACGAAACGATGAGGCCACGCATTTGATTTGACGGCGGAGGGTGGCTGTGATTCCACTGTCAGGACGCGTCAACTCGCGCACCATTGTAAGCACATTTTGATACATTTCATCCTGGATGAGTTTGAAGTTATCTAAAGGGCGGATATACTTTAATTCTCTCGGAAGCGTTCTTGTAACTTCGTTCAACCATTTCTGATTGGCCCATAAGTAGAAGTTATTGGTGCGGAGATGATTCTTGTCACGTGATTTTGATTTTGATTTTGATTTTGATTTTCGTGTATGGCGAATCTGCGGGTGTGGGTGCTTTTTTTTTTGCGTGTGGTGTGTCATTCAATAGACGGTATATCACGAATGGTTATATATTCGTGATATTATTATTATTATTATTATTATTATTATGATTATTATTATTATTATTATTATTATTGGTATCAACACCGCAAATGCGGCCTCTTCACCGCCCGATTATACAAATTACAATCCGGCTTGAATATCTTGCTCTTAATGAAATAGGGCGCACCCATTGAATCGCCGTGATACTGCCCAGCATTCCCCGCGGCAACACCATATGCCGACTTAAACGACGCGCCATTTTTCGTGATGGTCTCCAGTTTCAATCTCTCGAGACGCGTCCCCGCCGTCACTGCACCTTGAACTCCATACTTCACATTATTCGGCTTGTGGATAACCGTTGTCCGGCATTTCGCGCGGTCGGACGCATCGGGATAGATTCTCTCCGCATTCCCGCAATTCGTAGAATAGTAGACCTGAGAACCCGTCTTGGAATCACTCGGATTCACCGGCGTGCCATCGGGCAGGACATACTGGTTCGCGGTGGCCGACATTTTCGAGAACGTCTGTTGTTGCTGATACGTCCGACACCTCGCTTGAAGATAAGACGCGCTGCTTGTATGATATGCGCGGCTCACATTCGTATTTCCACTGCGAATAATCCGTTTTTTCGGGTTAAATGAGAGATTCTTGGTCTCATAAATGCCTGTGTTGATTTGATATGACCCTGGTGCCCCTGGAACGCCTACTTGTTTATAACCGGGATTCTGTATGATTTCATCCGGCATACATTCACGTAGGAAGGGGCGGCGGATATCTTCCACGAGATAGTTCTGTTTCGAAGCGACACGAGCGTCACATCCACACGCGGAACCTCTAAACACGATACCACCAGGACGGTCGATAAAACCAATTGTCGGTCTGGATTTATTTGTCGAAGACGGCATCAGACTCTTACGCCAATGCTTTATAGGGCGTGCTCGGAATACCGAACGTTTG